AGCTATATGTGACCCGTCCACATGGTCAATGCCAGAGATTGCGGCGTAGCGCAGGACATCTATGGGGTCTTTCCATGCCTCCTTCAGACCACCATCGCCCGTGTATTCAGATAGGGCTTGGATGATGTTCTCACATTCCTCGCTGACATAGAAATGCGGTCGGTTGACCGAATCTGACGGCATAGTTACATTCCAAGACATTTTCCCGATCAAAGCTTGCAACCCATCGTCGATTTCCAAGCCGGGGGCGGGTATACACACGATGCCCTCGTCGTTCAAATCCTCGATAATGCTACTAGCTCCGTCAGCAGACTGGTACTTTGCCGCCCCAAGTCGGGGGTCAATGAGACGCTCTAGAATCTCCTCGTCACCCTCTAGGTCTCTGATTAGCTCCACATAGTCCTTGATGCCGTAGCCCTGCCCCTTTGCGCCATCGCCAGCAACCCACTTACCTCCGCGCCATTCGGCCCAATCCCCGACATCCACGCCCGGCCATTCTCGGTAGACCCAGTAGGTTCCAGAGGCATCCACGGCAATCCATGCCATGAACCAGTTCTTCGCTCCCGCAGGATCGACAATATGGTAGCGCGTCACATTTTTCGTTGGAATAGTGTCGGGAGATACCACATTTACCTCCTTGTTGAACTTGGGAAACTTGGTGGCGTGGGACTTTACGGGAACCCCGTACGCACGAATTAGGATCTCCTCCCTAGGCCTTCCTACCAAAGTCTCCTTAATTCGCTCGTAGCCACCGAAAGGGTTGTCCTGTGAGTGGAAGTAATGGACGCTGGCGTTGCGTTTCTTACTCCTCTGGACATATGGAACAAGCTCACCATTTAGCAGTTCAGCCTCGCGGCTTTCTATGCTGGTTGCTCCGTCTAGGTATTCCTTAATCACCTCCGTGTACCCGTCAATCGGGGTGAAGGTCAGCAGTAGCTTTGCGTTGCGGGTTGCCAATCGGAACCGCAGGGTGTTTATAAGCTCAGGCCCAAGCAAATATTCGTCCAACCAAACGCCCACATTATGCCAAACAGGAGAGCGAGAACCCAACTCCGCTCCCTCCAAGATGGTCGGGTTGTTCTGATACTGGGAGTAGGTCTTAAATATGATCTGAGAGCCGTTGGGTAGGATGAGCGATGAGTCGGTAAATCCATTCTTCTTCGTGTAGCTAATGTATGTCCCGGAGGATGTCTGCTTCGTGCGTAGCTCGGCTGGGAGCCAATCCCACACGGCACTCTGCTGCTGGCGAATGCTAACCTCGGATGTCTGTGCGAAGCACATGATCTCGGAATTGGGGTTTTCAATTGCGGCACGAACCACGGAGAATGCACCCCACTGCGTCTTGCCGCTGCGGTTGCCGCCTAGTGCCACGATCTCGTTTACCTCCTGTAGCTGATCCTCTGCCTTGGCCCAGTGTGGGAGTCGGAAGCCAAAGCGGTACGGGTCTCGTTCTGCGTTGTCTACGGCTTCGTGGTAGACCCGGTGGAGTTCGATAAGCTCCTCTGGTTCCATGAGGGAGATTTCCTCATCGGTCGGCGGGGAAAGGATCTGGTGGGTACGCCACTTCATGAGTTAGTCTTGTATGCGTCCGTTTCCATGAGGATGTCGATTATCCGATAGACGCTTCCGCATTTATCACATCCAAACGAATCATCCTCTGGAGGAAGCGATCCTCGGTTGCCATCCACAAAGTGAAGCTTGCTGTATTTCTCACAGTGTCCGCAAAGACCAATGTGGGGAGTGATGAACTTCTCCAGCACCACATTCCAAACCTTGGCGTTGAACTTCTCGGCCAAGTACGAGGCGTACGCTAGGGTGTTGCACTTGTGCTGGATGCCGTCATGCTCCACCACATAGTGGTGAAATATCGGCCCATCAAATCTAGATTCTGGTTCTGGGATCATGCGACAATTTCAGCCTCGACTGCCTTCGCCTTGACCTTATTGGCGATTCGGCTTTTAGCCTCTGCGATCATCTTGGCGGCATCGTCGATACTCGCCCCCTGCCTGTGCTCCACAACCGCAGTAGCCATACCAGAGAGTTGCATGGACTTGTCCGTGAGAACTCCCACGGTGATCGCCAGTCGGTCTGGGGAGATGTTCTTGAGTTGTTCGGGATCGTCGGACAACTGGTCTGCCTTCGCAAACAGCAGGTCGGTGTAGGTTTCAGCAGCCATCGCATATTTCTGCGAGAACTCCTTACGCTTAGTCTCCAGAGTGTCAGAATGCCGCCACATGAGCGAGCGCACGGTGTCACGGGCAAGCCCGGTGATCTCGGAAGTGCTTTTGATGCTCTTCCCTTGTGCGAGCAGCCAGAGGCACTTTGCCGCTGCCTGTGGGTTCCAGAACTCCACACGCTGCCTGTTGCCGTGTTCCTCGGCTCGGCGCATGACCTCTGCGAACCACTCCTGATCTGGTTCTGCGGTTAGTTTCTCGCTCATTGGTTATTTCGGATTGCGAATAGACTTGATGATGTCGCTTTTTTCTTTGTCGGTGAGTTTGCGTTTAAGGTTTTTCTCTGCCTCTTCAATCATTAACTGAATAATTTCAGAAGAGTCATCAATGTCGTCGGTAAAATCTCCGGGGAATAAGTTCATCGTTTTGAATAGTTAAACACACCATTACTCAAAGTCAATCGAGTAATTTCATCTCCAGCACCAGATGTACCCTCAACAAAAGCCTCAGTATTGTTTACAAACTTCAAGAAGTTGTCAGCGGTTAGTTTAGAAAAGTCACCATCACTGGCGTATTTTTTTATGAAGTTCTTGGTAATGTCAAGGGATGAATGACCAACTGCCTCGTTCTTAATGGCATTCCAAGACAACCAATGCAACCCACCGGGGTCGGCGTGATTTCCAAGCAATTTCTGCATTGCGGGAGACGAATCAATCGCAATTTGAGAAACTCTATCCATTGCAGAATACAGCATCAAGCTAAACAATGACTGGTTATTTTCTAAAGTTCCATAGTTTTTGTAAATTCCAATTTTATCAACTGGAACATTTTTGGATTTGCCTTCGTATTTGAAGTATTCTCTTGGTGTTTTTGCTCCAGTTAACTTCATTGCATCATCGAGATACATGTCAACAAACCTCCATCTATCTAGCACATTTCCCTTAATGCCAAATGTAAGTCCAATAAAGCTTTGCACCTTATTCTTAATGCCAGTTGCACCGTGACCAAGCGTGTTAAATGCGTATCGCATTTTTACTGGATCGCTATTTTGATAAACATCTGCAACCTCATTCCATCTTCCATTGTGTTTACTTAGCATCAAGTAGAAGCTATTAGCATTAGATGTAGCGTTCTCACCCAGCTTCCCGTATGTGCCAACGGTTTCTGTCCTAGCACTAGAAACGATGTTTTTCCATTGGTCTGGAGTTAAGTTAAATGTGCCATCAATGGATGCCTTGATTTGATCCATGACCTTTTTGTTGACAATCATTCTCATCCACAACGCTTCTTGTTGTAATGGTGGTAATTGTTTAGATAGCGTACCCCAAAGGTGGTGTAGTGCTGTAATTAACTCTGGTGGTCTACCTTTAATAAGGTCTCGCATTTCAACCACAGCATCCAATCCAGACATAGCAGATTCACGAATGCCGGGTACTGTTTTGTCTCCATGATAACCACCGCTTAACAAAGCGGCAAAGGCATCTGGGTCATTTAACATAATTCTTAATGACGATGGTGGAATTAACACATCTCCAACCACGCCAGATTTTTTCATTATTTCTGCATACCCGCGAGTATCTACAAACTTAAACGGGTCGTTTTCTATATCTTGAACGGCAGAATTGATTTTCTCCAAAGAATCCAAAACATTTGCCGCTGCGGCCTGTTGCTTTTTGACCTCCTTAGGATCATTGGATGGTGCTTGAGAAGCACTTAATGCGTTTCCTATCAGGTCTTGATTCTGCACCGAAAAGTCTTTTGTTTTCTCAACCTTAATGTTTGGCAACGGGGTTAGATAGTTTCCTTTTAAAATTCTAAGCGGCCCATCCATTACTTTCCAAGGATCATCCTTGCCAGTTCGAGCAACAAACTTAGGAACACTTTTTGTATCGGTGGGCAAATTGGATGATTTAATCTCAACATTCTTTCTGAGTTCACCCAAAGATCCAATTGGTGCGCTAACCCCCTTGTCGCCATCCACATCTTTCTCTGGCATGAACCTTGCATCGGATGCACCTTCAGTCATCACCCAATCAGGAAGCAACCCAGTTTTCTGTGGTGCATATTGAGTGTCAGCACCTGTTGCAGTTTTGTTAAATTCCGCAAATGGGCCAAAATTAACCCATGAGTTTTGACCCCTAGTCTCAGCAGTCATTGCCGGGCGAGCTTTGTCGGAATACATGGCAGAATGTGATCTCCATGCGTTTTCCTCACCATCTGCTCGGAATCCAACACCCTCTTTAATGTGTCCAAAGTAATCATGAACAATTCGGAACACATCATTGGCGAGCATCGGATGTCCGTTGATAACCTCGCCAGTTGGCTGCATTAGTGGGTTCCCGCTAATGTCGATCCCGGCAGATTCAGTACCACCGAACCCGCTTGCTGTTGGGAAAAACCACAAATGATTGTTGTCCTTTACATCAATCAAGGCCAGTCGAGGGCTTGCTGCATATGGATCTGGAGATCCAGCAGGAATCGGCTCAACCTTTAGCCCCGTCTTCTTGATTGCCTCCCACTGGTCGAGAGTCTCCTTGATCAGCGCGTCATAAGATTCCTTGACCTTTGGATCGTTTGGATTGTGAGCCATTTTTTCATACTCATCCGCAATCCGTTTAGCTCTCTCGGTATCTACTTTTGCGTAAGTTCTGGGTGGGTTGTAATCAATGCCAACAGAACGCGCATATTCCGCCGCGATGGAGCGAGCGGTTTCGTTCGGGCCAAAGGTATATTTCCCGATTCCGGGAACCGTTACTGTTGCGGGTAATCCAGCGAGAGGGATGCCCTGATCGCCGGGACGACCCTGTGGTTGAAGCTGCTCAGTGCCTCCAGATAGTCCTCCTTGTTGTCGTAGTCCTGCTCCCGTGGCTTCTGATCCGCTAACGCTTGCGCCACCGGGTTGAGTTTGTATTGTGGTTGGTTGGTTTCCATTTGCTGGGCCTTCTTTAGGTTGATTTTGATCGAATGCAATTCTTTTTTGAGTTTCCTCGTAGCTTGGAGTGTAGCGTAGATCCTTTGGCTCGCCATTCTCGTCTAGGATTGGCTCACCTTCTGGCATGAAGTTCACCTTCACTAAGTGGTTCTGGTAGGGAAGGTTAGTGCGTCCTTCCAATTCCGTAGCCTTGTTGATGCGGTCAATGCGGTAGGTCTTAACCACGGCATTCTTAGCCTTCTCTGCGGCTAGTAGCGGGTTGATGTCCTTCTGACCCTTGCCGACATTTCCGAACACGGTGTTGATGAAGTTTTTACGGACTTCCCACTCGTTTCCGTACCTGCTCTTGAAGTAGGCATCCGTTGGCTCGTTGCGACCATGATTCTCAATCACTTGGTTCACATCGTTCAGAATCTGCTCTGCGTTGCCCTTGTACAGGGATTGGCCCCGCTTGCTTGCGGCCTTCTCGAAAGCGTTGGCGTGCAACTGCTGTACGCTCATGAGGCGGACTAGCAGGTTGCCGTCCTTGGTAATCTTAATTCCGTACGGGACAATCTCACGCATGGAAACTCCCAGTGTGTCGTAAGCCACACGCTTGCCCTTGCGTTTCTTGGTAGCAGGTTGGTTGAACACTAGGAACCTGCGCCCGGTGTTCTCCTTGGCTGCACCATTAAGCATGTCCAACTGGCGAAGTTGGGCATTATTAAACCTGCCAGATGTCCGCAGTATTTGAATCTGGCGATCCGTGAGGTATTCCCCAGTCCATGCGTTTTCTTCCGGGTTGAATCGCAACTCGCCCGGCTCAAGTGTCTCTCCACGGTTGATCCTGTTTTGCTGATCCTCCAGTAGCATAAGACCAGAGGATGCTCGGAGTTGTTCTGTTTGGTCTGAAAGTGGAATATAGTCACCGTTCTTGTCGCGCAACGGAACACCATCGGCATCGGTCTCCCACAGAGATGTCATCTCATTCAGAATCGGATCATCCTTGCCCATGATGGGAATGGCATGGCCATCAGACTCGCCCTTGGTTACCTTTGCCACATGCATGGGGCGACCAGCAGACTCGGAGATCATCTTGCGGAATAGCTTCTTCATCTCTGGAATCTCGCGGATTCCTTCAGCTAGAAGTCCGTTGCCGTAGACTGCCCGTCCGCTCTTGTCGGTAGCACCACCAAGCTTGTAGAAGAAGTCCTTGATGATAGGTGCTTGTTGCAGGATAGCATTTCCAAGTGACTGCATCTTGCGAGTCACCAGCATGCGTCCAGCTTGCTTCCCAAGCTCACCACTTTCAGCCATGCCCATCATGTCATCTGCCATCGAATCCACGAAGTACTCAATTGCAATGTCATTGTCGGTAGGTGCAGCAAATGCTCGCTCTCTGGCTGGAACCTTTTCACCTGCGGCAACTCTTGTGTCGATCTGCCTGTTGTGTTGGGCTTCCAGCCTGCGTGTGTACTCGTCCTTGAACGCTTGGAAGTTTGGATCGAGCTTGCCATCTTTCCCGCGCAGAATTCCACCAGTCTGAACGCCGTCTCCAACCAGTGCCGCAGCAACTCCGCCCTCCATTTGGTTGCGAACCAAGATGTAGTGGTTGATCTCATGAGCCAGCAATGGCTTGAGAGGGTTGCGTGCCATTGGGTTAATAAAGGCAGTATTCGTTGCCTTGTCGAATGCACCACCACCTTGGTCGGTAAACCTAACATTAAGGTTTGGGAATGACGATGCGTAGGTTCCGATGGAACGCTTCATGCCGTCATTAAGGGCATTGAATGCCACTCGCTGACCACCATCCCTTAGGTTGCGATAGAAATTAAGTGCATCACCACGCTGTAGCTTTTTGATGCGATCTGGAGATCCAGCTACAATACCACCAAGTGCGCCACCACCACCGAAAACAACCGTTTCAGCTGCTGCCTGCTTCAGGGTGTTCATGTCCATCTCTCCGCCATCGGAAATCCATTGGAAGGCAAGGTCAACTGGGTACGCAGCAGCCATACCTTTGGCTACATCTCCAGCAGCACCAGTCAGGCGACCACCAATAGTTGCGGTATCCATTAGGTGGGCAACTGCTCGCTGGGTGGAACCTAGATTTTCGTAATTAGCCACACGCTGCCAGAATGGAATTTGTCCACGGGCATTTGCGGTCTCTTTACCCACCATCCTTACGAAGTTACCAGCACCCTTTAGAAACGGTGCGGTAGACCACGCTGTACGAATTGCCGCAGGGATAAACGCAGCCGGGCCAAGTCCCATTGCTGCCCCAGCACCACCAAGACCAGAGAGGGAGGAAATGCGGTTCATCGCGTTCCACGCCTTATCTGCGCCAATTTTGGAAGCTAGGGTAGAAAGACCCTTGTCGATGCCGATCATGGCCTTGCCAGTACCCTCTATAAGCCCACCAATTGCCTGTAGCGGCATTCCGGGCAGTTCCCTAGCCTTCTGTGCCACAAAGTTGATCTTGTCGGCTACAGCGGCATCCTGAGCCAATTTAGCAGCCTCGTCGGAAGCCCTTGCAATCTCGTCGGTTAGACCCTGCGCTCTTGCTCCAGCCTCCAGACCCTTTGTGCGCAGATTGTCGGCAAGCGTACGAGCGGCATTGGCCCGGTCAACAAGCCCCATATTGGAAAGCTTGTCGGCTTGACGCTCGGCAAAGATAGCTTGATCCTCTGCTGACTTGGCAAGGTATTGGGTTTGCGCTAGGTGACTATTCAGACCAGTCACCCGTTGGTTAGCAGCCAATGCTTGCGCGGCCTTGTTTTCGGACTCTAGAAGCTTTCTTGCAATCGGCTTGAACGCTGCGGTGACACCCTTTTGTGCCACTCCAAATCCAACCCTAGCGGCGAGTGCTTCTGGAGCTAGTGGGTTTACTAGTGAAAGCGTCAATCCCGCTGCTCTTCCACCCTCAATAGCTTGCTGTGTGGCTTCCGGGCCAAGCAATTGCTCCGCTTGCTGCCTACCCTCTGCGAACTGCGTTTTCAGCCCGATAACTTTGGCAAGTTCGTCAGCGACTTCCGCCGTGTTGACCTTCTCCATGTCGGCCAAATCACGATCATACTTCTGCTCAAGATACGAGACTTGGTAGTCCTGCATCATGCCATCCCACATGGTCTTGGCGGCAACCTTGTCGATTTCAGTAGCAGCAGCCCTTGCCAATCCTGCGGATGAGGCAAACAAATCCTTTGCTGCCTCTTCTGTTTCAATTCTTGTTTCAGCCCTCTTCTCTGGGGTTAATGCTTCAGCACCATACTGGTTGAATGCACCACCGAAAACTCTACTGCTTGCGATGTCCTTAATTCCACCAAGTTCGTTTTCAGCAATTACATTCGCCCCTTGGACGGTTTTTGATGCGATGTCTTTAATTGAGTCCCAAATTCCAACATCTGGAGCCTCATCCAACTCCAAACGCTTGTACTCACGATACAGGTCGATGTTCTCCTCCTTCAGCAGGTCGTCCCTGCTTGCCATTAGCGTCTTGCCAGTATCGTTTAGCGTGTAGTCTTCTTTAAGCGCACCAACCCTTCTCAAGGAAAGTGCCATCTGACCTCTCTCTGTAACCTGCCCGTCTGGGGTAGCATACCCATGCGCAACTAGATCCTCAACAGAGTTTACAGCTGGGAACAACTGGTTGTCATACAATGGTTGATTGTTCGCATTGTAAGTTGGTACGGCAAAGTCTTGAGGAAGTGCCGCAACATCCTCTGGAGCGGCATCCTTTACAGCCATGCTCAGGCTGTGTTGTTCAAGGGCTTGTTTTAGTGCGTCCCGTTGTTGGGGGGTCATTGTGGTTATCGTGTTGGAAAGAACAAAGATTCAAGTCCCATTGGAGTAACCGCAGATGGTTGTGATTGCGGTTGGGCTTGTGGTGCTGGTTGAGTTGTACCAGTACCCTGTCCGCCTTGCAATCTGCTTTTTAGGCTATTAACCCTGTTGAAGTATTCAACCTCATCCTCAAAGATCGGATCAAATTCGTTTGTAGACCTAAGAAGTTCTTGGGCTTTGAATCCCTTTGTTCTATCATTTGGGTCAACATAAGAGAACACACCCGTAAGTCCAAGTTTCTTACCAGATCTAACAACATCAGCAGAAAGTTGCATAAGTGTTTTCTTGGCAGAACCCCAGTCTTGAGTGGAAAGAAGTGGATTAGCCGCCTCTTGCAACGCCTTGGTTTCTGATGCCGCCATTCCAGCAGCAGTTCCTGATTTCTCTTTAATGTCTGCCAATGCTCCAACAAGGTCTTGGCCTTTAAGGTTTGCG